AAAGATGAATAATCGCAATTTTATTTAATTCTGATATTATGGTTTTTTGTATTCTTTGAATTGATTTACTAAACCTAATATCTTCTTGTGCCAATGTCGCCTTTGCCCCAACACCTTCATCATAACCCAGGTAGGCTTTAGGTATTTTAAGTGCGGAGAATAGCTTACTTTGAATATACCTTACATCGTCAATATCTGAAGCATTCGTGCCACCTGCCAATGTGTCAATTTTTGTGCCAGATTCACCGCCCCGAACAGGAAGGAAATAATCCTCATCAACACTTAGAGGATTGTACCTCATGTCAATCTTGCCTGTGGTGCGATCAACCACTTGGTTTCTTTTGAGTTGTGATTGTGCAGCCTGCATATAATTTGAAACATCCTCAGGCGGAACATTTCCAACATCAATATAAAAAACCCTTCTTTCAGGAGCACGAATAATCCGATAAACAAGCATTGCATCCTCAATAAGGATTAATTGCCTCCAGATCCTTCTTGCGGACTCCAAAACACTTGAGCCATAAGGTAAAAATGCATCATTGCCCAAGAGCCTGAAGTGTGCTATCTGCCAATTCTCAAGGATTGCATTACCACGAGTAATCCACCTAAACCTAACCGCCTGTGGATCATTAGAATCATACCCTTCCTCTCTCTCAATTTCCGCAATTGGAATTGGGTAACCATTCATAATTCCGTATTCTGGTGAAACGTCAATAAACATAAAGAAATCACCATATTTACAGAGGTTTCTTGTCCACATCGGTAAATTAAATTCAACATTTAAAATATCATAAAATAAGTTTTCTAATAATTCAACAACTTTTCTATTGTCACTATGAATATGTAATATTGTACCGTTTGCATCTGATGGGGCTGACTCTTCAGAATATATGTCAAGCGCAGAAGCTATCTCCGGAGTTGCCTCCATTTCTGAAAAATCGCTATAGCGGCTCATCCTATCAAAAGTACCGTAAGCACTTATTGCGGAGTTGTAGACGTCATTTCTACCTTTACCAAATGCCTGCAAAGCTGATTGGGCAGAAGGCCCACGATAATTTCTAACCTTACGACGAACAATCGGTCCACCGCGGAACATCTGTGTTAACCTGGTAAATAGTGTGTCGTTATTATCTGCCATTACTTAACTACCCATGAAAAATCAAATTGTTCCCCAGTTAATTTCTGTGACTTTTGTTCAAAATCACCGTCAACATAAACTGGCTTATAAGGATCTCTTGCCAAATGGTTAAAAGGATTTTTTTGTGATTTAGGAACATCACGCCTGTTAACATTCATAGCATCAAGCATCGCTTTATTTAGTGCAGAAGATTGAACTGTTCTATTAGGGTTAGATTCGTACAACCAAATTCCTATTGCCAAACTCATAACAAGATCATCATGCTTGCCCTTTTGGGCTTGAGCCTTGTTATTTTTCCAGATAAATGTTTTCAATTCATCATAAAGACGACTTGAATATATTTTTACCTGTTTATTTCTAAGCACTTCTTCTAATTTTGTTAATAGTTTGGGACGGGTCTTACTATCAGTTCTAAACCCTATTTTTAATAAATTCTTTTCAACTGCATACCTTTGTTTGGGATCCAAGTAATGAAGATTTTCATAACCCATCTCAACCAATTTCATAATAACAGAATATCCATAACTGTTATTTTCAGGACACAATAAGGCATCATTATAACGCCGGCCGGCTTCTGCTAAAACCTGAGCAAACTTATCAGGCTGGACCTGTGCCTTAAATTCTGCCACAATTTCAGATTCCTCAGTATCAATTACATGGAACGTACTATAATCTCCCTCAACTGAGCCGGCGGCAGGATCTGCAGAGCAAACATATTTTTTGCCCTTTTGTGGATATTTCCAAACCCAAACGCCGGCCTGTGGGCCCCACTTTTCTATAGGCGGCTTGACCATAGTGCGAATGTAATCAATGTCTTCAGGTTGAAGGAATGTATCACCTGATGCTGCAAAATCGCATAATAATTCTTGTGCAACCTGCTTTTCAGATAAGTTTTTACATTCATTATCAAACCACTCTTCATCTCTTTCGGGATGAACATGCCATGGTAATACTATGGGATTGTATTCATTTAATCCCGCCTCTGCCTCAGCATATAATTTATGATATTGATTACCAACACCGTTTGGTGTTGAAAGAATAATTGCAGAGCCACCTGTTGACAGTGTTGAATATAGGCCGGTGTAAACTTCATCAAAATTTCTAACAAATGCAGCTTCATCAACAATCAGTAAGGACAATGCCTCTGAACGACCAGCGTCATTACTGGTGGGAATTGCCTTAATTACACTACCATTAGAAAATGTAACGCTCTGTTTGTTATTTTCAACCACCTCTGGTAACAATAGCCATTTTGGCATATTGCGAATAACTGTTTTTACTTTTTTGATAAAGTTCATTGCAACCGCAAGCTTTGTTGCAATTACCAGTATGTTTTTATTCTTATAAAATACGGCCAGCCAAACAGCATAAGCAGCAGATAAAGTTGATAACCCGAGCTGCCTTGATTTTAGAACAATATTAAATCTATGTTCTTGAAAATCTTTAACACAATCATCCTGGAATGGGTATGTGCTAAATGGAACCAGGCCCTTTACAGGGTGATCAATTTTTGCGTACTTGTTGAAAAAATAGATGGGCTCCTTACCACATCTAACAATCTCTTTTACCTGTTTCTGTTTACTGACAATTGACATATTCAATTACGACAGTTCGAAAACCATTGTCCTGTGATAATATGCAACCCGCCTAGGTGTATTTGCATGTGAAGATATTAATTCAACATCATCGCCGTCGCTGGTCAATTTTGCGGTAATAGTATCATCACAAGCGGCATCATAAACCTTTTTAACCTCTGCAATTTTTTGCTTAAGGCAATCGGCTGATTCTTGTGATAATCTTCTTGTTTGATCCGCCATTGATTGATGTGTACTAAAATAGAACACTGTACTGAATTTGAGAGTTAGTGTTGAACCCTGCATGTGACCTCGGCAGGCCCTCTGGCCATCACCACCGCGACCCCATGTATAATCCAATAATTCACCAACAGCATTTACGCCTTTAGAATTTAGCATTTAAGCACCTCTAGAATATTAAATAGGCCTATCACGTACAAAGAAAAATGGGTTATCTAATCTTTGTGATAGTTTTTGATTAACCATCTCCTCAGTAGGCCTTTCGCCATTTTTCCAACCTTCCATATTGGGTTCAACAAAATCAAACATACAATCCAGGCATACACCATATTTCTGAATGGAATCAAAATCCTTTTTTCTTAATAAATGTAAACACATTTTGCAGCATAATTCTTGCACCTGGACATCGCTGTCATTTACATAAATTGCATATCTATTTTCTTTAATCTCTTTCGACAACTTTAGAATCCTTTCCATTTTTATTGATCTCTATTATATGATCGACATTGTCCTTAACAGCATCAATATGCGATATGACCAATATTGATTTAAACCACTTCTTTAATGACTTGAGCAACCTACCACAGGCTTCAACATTAATTTCATCAAGGGCCCCAAAACCTTCATCAATAATCAGTATGTCAGGCTTTGGTAAACATGAAACATTCATTAATGCCACTCTAATAGCCAGTGAGGCCATCATTTTCTCCATACCGGATGCACATTCAATTATTCTTTTTGAATCACCGTAATTGATATATATGTCCATGGCATTTGATGTTGGATCTGCCTCTAACTCAACTGTAAAATTGATAACGCCTCTTAAAATATTTTCGATTTCACTATTGACTTTCGGTAATTCTTTTGTGAGAATAGACAGGGGTATGCCTTTCTTGGATGTTGCCTGTAAAAATAGCTGTATTATGTCCCACTGGCTACACAATTTGTCAAACTTAACTCTTTGCTCCTGTAGTTGTGTAATCTCTAAATCAAGCCTTCCGATCATATTTTCACTTGACATTCTTTTTGCATCAAGTTCATTAATTTCAACCTTTAATTCATTATGCCTTTCCTTTAATTTCACAATGTGATTTGAGACATCTGAGTTAATTACAGAAGATTCCATCACAGACAGCTTTTCTCTCTGGTGCTCGATTCTATCATTTAATAGATTTTTATTTTTATCATAAATTAATTTTTCATTATTCAACCTGTCAAGATCCAAACCCAACTGTTTGCAGGCATTATTAACATCATTGTATTTTTTAATTTTTTCATCAATTTCTTGTGTTACTAATTTCTCAATTGATTCGTTGATTGTTTCAAATTTTGATTGGAGAACCTCTATTGAATTCAGTAATTTAGGCTTTTCAATTTTTGCATTATGTGCATCAATAATATATTTGCACATTGGAAAACTATCACCACAAGGTACTTCATTTAATTTAGAAATAGAGGATTCTGAATTAGATAACTCTAATTGCTTTTGTTTTAATTCAAACTTAATCTCACCTAGTGATTTATTGAGCTTAACCTTAAGTTCTTGTTGTTCTCTTAATTTATCAATATCGATTGATGATAAAACACCCTTAAACTTATTTAATTTTTCTCTTTTTTCTTTCCATTTTTTAAGAGATTCTCCCATCAGGTCATTAATTTCAACTATCTTTTTTTCAAGATCACTAATTTCCTTCTTTTTTTGATTAACATCAGATTCTGTTATTAAATTTGACGCATCATTTTTTCTAAGATTAAACTCTATGTCACCAAGCTCTTTATTTAATGACTTTAATTTTTTCTGTGATTGCTTTTTTTCATGCTTATAACGGTATCTTTCAGATTCTTTTTCTGTAAGAATTATTTCCCAATCCCTTTTGGGCGCATTCTGCATTTCACCTTTTAGTTCATTTCTTTTGTTAATTGCTAATGAATTAAGGTCTTCAAAAATTTTCAAATCAAGAAAATTTGCCAATGTTAACTTTCTTGCAGTTGCCTTCTTTTTTAGAAAACTATTCATTTCTCCCTGTGAAGCAAATGCAGTCAACAAAAAGTCTTCAGCACCACCAATTAGACCTCTCAGTTCCTTCTCGGTATCACGTCGTTGTTCACCTGCTTTATCAACCAGATCACCTGCTGAATCAACCTCAAACAAATTTAAATCAGTCGTTGCGTGTTGTGTCCCATTTCTTCTGTGGTGTCTCACAGACTGTCTTTCAACGCAATAATCCTTACCACCAACCTGTATATTTGCTTTTGTGAGACAATAGTTCTTTCTCATATTAATTACATGCAAATTCTTCATTGGCCCACGATCTGTGGTATTGAATAAAGAATACATAATTGTGCCCGGAATAGATGATTTTCCTGTTGCGTTCCTACCGAATAAACCTATGATTCCTCGCAATTTTTCGAAATCTATAACATTATCTTCACCATACGCAAACGTATTTGAAAATTCAAGCTTTTTTAATTTCCAATGAGCATTTCTAATTGATTCAGGGGGAGGTAATTGAGAAAATATTTCTGATGTTAAATTACGTAAACTATCAACATTCTTTTGGTCAATATTTGAATTTTTTGCATAGTCCTCAATTAAATCCTGCATTACCTTTATATCGCGCAGGTTTTGATTATCAACCTTAATCAATTCACCAGGATTTCCCGAAACCTGTAGTTCTGATTTTTCAACAACCTCCAAGGCATTTTTTGATTCCTTTAAGCCTGTAATCAATTGTTCCCAAGCAGCCGGAGGTATGTTTTCCTTTGATCTAATCCTGAATCTGGAATTATCTGGATAGTCTTCTGCTAAGGCCAGTGTTTCTGTGACATTGCCATTCCAGTCCAGTGTGACATATTGGTTAAAGTGAGGTATTTTTATAAATTTTGACTTATAGTTTTTCTTATCATCAATTTCCCAATACAAAAAACCTTTCCCAATTGATTCTCCATAATCCTGCTGAATTGAACTTCCAGGATATGCCACTGTCTTTCTTTTATTCAAATATTGAAATTTATGAATATCACCAAGAAACACAAAATCATAATCATCAAAAAATTCTAGGGGTACATCAGATTCAAGAGCCCAATCCATGTCAGTTGTTGAACCCCTGACAGAACCGTGATAACATGCTATGTTAATTGCATCAGGATCCGGTTTTACCCTGTCCCAATCATCATCAAAACAAGAAAAAACACCCCATTTAAATCCTTCAATTCCGGTATCATAAATTCCTGAATTTTTATAAAGATGAATATTTTCATTATTTAGTGCATTAATGATCGGTGAAATTGCATCCTGTCTATGTGAATTTGAAACTAAACCATCGTGATTACCTAAAATTACATGTGTTGGAGCAATATCAGCTAACTCCCTAAACCACCACGAAAGAATATCAATCAGTTCCGGTGATATTCCCTGTGTTTTACTGTGAACAATATCCCCGCCAACAAATATGATATTCGGTTTAAGCTTACGAGCCTTTTCAAAAAATTTTGTAAAAGAATTCCTGTATTCTTTGTGGCGACTTAATCCACGAAAGTGAATATCTGAAATGTGTATGCAACGAAATTTACTCAAAACATTGACCCGCTAAATATTTTATCAATTTTACTATCCAAAAAGAATGTTGGTGACCACGCCCTCGCTTGCGAAAGCTGATTATTAAAATCAGAATGTGACATTTCACCTACATCATGAAATTTCCCTAATGGCATGATACTAACATTAATCCCGAACTCATATAGTGTATTTGCTATTTTATGAGATTTTTCAGTTGCATCAGAATCCAATGCCAAAACCACAGGTGTTGAATTTCTTACAATTTTTTGAAAAAGGGCGAAATTCTGGTTAAGTGCAGATCCTAGCAAGCACGTTGCATTTATTGTGCACTTTACCAAATCAAAAGGACCTTCGACGAGAACGATAGGCTTTTTCCAATCGATGTTCAGGTCATTAAATATGATTTCATTCTTTTTGGCTTTTACATTCTTGTATTTAGGAATTCTGTCTGCATCAATTGCCCTAGATGACCAGTAATTCAATGTGCCTTCATCGGAAAAGCTAGGAAAAATTACACGGCGGCGATGGGTACCACTAGTACATGTACCAAACTTATATTTCCATAAGTCGTGAATTGTAAGGCCTCTCGAATATAAATAATTCACAACTGCCTTTATGTCCGGATCTTTAGCATTAATTGACGTTGCCAGTAATTTAAACCCTTTTGGTAATACCACCGCCTGTTCAAAAGGAACGTCATCTATTAATTTAATCTTCTTTTTATTAAAATACTTAGTTGATTCATCATAGTGCCTAGGTAAATACTTCCTAAACAACCTAGCAACGCCAACACCCTTAAGTTCACAAACCCAACAATGATATTTTTCATCATCAAGTTTAATAACTAGTTTTAGTTTACTCTTATTTGTTAAACTAGGGCATTTTGGATTAAGACACCTTGTGCTTAAATTAACACCGTCCTTACCCAACATACAGTTACCAAGAGTTCGTTGTAAAAACTTGACCCTTTCACTAATTGATACCATAAATTAATCTTAACTTACGTACTTCACTTTTTCATTATTGATAAGGCAGCATATGCGATAACCAAAGAATCAGCCATATCGTAACACCCGTCCTGCAATACTTCTAGACCTTTTCTAGGCCCTGACTTTAAAATCCTTGTTGGCCATTGAATATCTTGCCTGTTTTTGTCCATGATGGCCTGAACCTGTTCTAATACTTGTTCCTTTGTTGTTTTGTCTGTTTGTTTTGATTTTAATAACTTAATACCGACTTCTTTTCTTGCAGTTGACACAGAAATATTGTTTAAAGGAACCTTTAGCCTGCTAGCCATAGCATAAGATAATGCACCATTATACCTCGCCAGTGTATTTATTGTGTTTGCAGATGAAAAACCTCGCCTAAAAGACTGGAGGTTTTCTTCAACCGCCAAAAGTTTAATTGCAGGAAAATACTCTGAAATATTTTTACTAATTTCATCACATGCCAACTGAACTTTTCGCACGAAATCCTTTTCGGCACTAAGTTTAACATATTTACACAATTTAACATTACCAGAACTATCAATCACAGTGTAGCCGGTTATGCTAGTCGATATATCCAATGCAAGTATCATATACAAATATAACGATAATCAGTAATCCAGTTTAAGTTTAAACATAAATTCGTCTGTTGGGCGTTTCTTTAAAGGTTGTGACAGGTTTGCCCTTCCTATAACGTTAAGGTTTTCATCATGGAGTGTCACTGTTGTCACATAAACAAATTCATCAGAAATTTCATTTGCGCTATCACTTGGAATCAACTTGAGGTATGAAGGATTAGAGCTGGAATTAACAAGATTCTTGGGTGCTAATGCCATGATCTCCCTAACGTGTGTATTTTGTGATCCCTTAAATGATGTACTAAAACTACCACTACCAAAATAAGGTAGGTGAGGTGTTTTTACCACAACTATTCCGTGATCATAAAAAATATTTCCAACTGAAGCATTTTTAGCGAGTGCAGTAGCGGCATCAGCACGATAAAGACTTCCATAACCGTCGTCTTTGAGCGTAATATTCACCTTGCCACCTGTTCCTGTTAACGCTGTTTCGCTGACAATAAATGTTCCTGGTTCAACCCTGTTACCATACATAATTTGTGGAATATTAAACATAACAACTTCATTTGATGATTCGTCACCATAAAGTTGGTGCATATACAAAAAAGTATTGCGACCTGATCCATATGTTGTGCTAATCCTTCTAGGCCTGAACGGTGAATTAATGTCTTCGGCATTGTATGTTATATTCCACATTGGGTTCACATTTAAATCATCAGAATAAGAAATGACATCAACGCCCCCCTCCGT